TGTTGCAGCTTTCTTTGGCGCACAAGCACTTTCAAAGACACCTAAGAAATAAGGATAAGTTAGATGGCTTCAGATTTTAAAGAACTTATAAAAGCTCAACAAGAAACAACAAAATCATTGATGTCTGCTGAAGAGGCTGCAAGGTATGATGCATTACTAGCAGAAAGACAATTAGAATTTGATAAAAAAAGTCAAGCGATTAAAGCTGGTTTAGAAGCTAAAAAAGCAAAGGATGAAAAGGCTGCCGACGACAAACAACAAGCGGCGACAGAAGCATCGGGAAAAGAAGCAGCAATTGCTAACAAAAAACTTCTTGACATTCAAAAAAAACCTGCTCTTCTTAGAACTGCCGAAGAGCAAGGAATCTTTCTTGAAGAAAATAACAGAAAAATTGAAGAAAAAGCAAAAGCTGACGGAATAGCATTTAAAGACACCAAGACTTGGCAAGATAATCAAGATGCGATAGCCTTGAACAACCTTAAAATACGAGAGGAAGAAGCTGGTAAAGATATAAGTGCATCTGCACAAAAAGAAATTGATGATGAAAGAACAAAACTCCAAGAAAAAAACCAAGGCCTTCTTGGTAAGATTGCTGGTGGTATTGGTGGGTTAAAAGAACAGGGTATGGCAAAAGTGAAAAGTGCTGGTAAAGGTGTGATGGCTATACTTAAAGGTACACTGATTGCAGGTTTTGCACTTGCAATGGTAGCATTTTTAAACAGTAAATATTGGGAAGATACAAAAAAAGTTATAGTAGAAGATATTTTGCCAGGATTAAAGAAGGTTTTTGGTTTTCTGAAAGAAAACGCTGAAGCTATTGGTATAGGGTTTGCTAGTATAGTTGGCGCTATAGCTATTGTAAAATTTGTAACGATTCTTCAGAAAATTAAACTTGCATTTATAACAATGAAAACTGCTATGTTAGCAACAAAAGCATCTCTAATCACTACCCTTGCACCCCTCTTACCAATAATTGGAATCGCAGCTGTGATTGCAACGGTTATCTTTGCTCTTAAAACTGCATTTGAAGATTTTCAAAAGACTTTGGAAGAAACTGGTAGTATAGGCGAAGCACTCAAAGTCGGAGGGGCTAAATTTATAGGATTTATTCTTGGATTTATACCTAGTATGATTGCTAAACTAGTTGGTTTTGTTGCTGGTTTATTTGGATTTGAAAGCCTCAAAGAAAAACTAAATGCAATGAATCCTATCCAAACTATTTCAGATGCAGTTAAAAAAGTGTTTGATGGTATCGGCAATTTCTTTAGTGGTATCCCCGAAAAAGTTGGAGCTGCTTTAGGTAATATGGCAGATATGGCTAAAGACTTTTTAAAGACCGTTCTCAGATCAGTGTTACCCAAGCCAGGTGGAAGTATGTTTAGTATATCGGGGATTGCATCAAGAGCTATTCCCAAAGGTGTCTATGAATTTGCTGGTATGAATCCAGAAACAGGAGAATTAATTGCTCCAGTTGTTACTAACGCAGTAGCACCCAACCCAGCAATGGCAGGTAATGTTGCTGGTAGACCAAATTTTCAAAGTCTTATGGATACAAGAGCTAGACAAATGACCGAAGCAAAATTAGATAAGGCAACTGGTGGTTCAACTGTCGTGGTTGATGCAAAATCTACAAATGTTGTTAATAGTAATTCAACTTCTAGTGCGACCTTTACCAATACAAGTATGAGAAATCCTAACCCAACAGTAGCTGCGTTAAATGTGTCTCACTAAAAGAAAACCCCCTATTGATTTCTCAATAGAGGGTTGTTCATAGTATCTCTACTAATCGTTTGCAAGTTTCTGAAAATAATCCATAGTATCATCTTCATCATCTTGTGTTACCGATGGAGCAGGAGCAGGAGCAGTATCAACTACAGGAGCTGCTTTAGGAGCATCTTCCATAATCTCAGCTGCACTTCCAACCTTAGTAGTTCCAGCAAGAACCATATCCAAACGAGTTTTCAACTCATCATATGACTTGAAGTTTGTTTCAGAAGTAAACTCTGATAGAGCATACTCTTTCTTCCATACTGCTTCAATGTCATCATCGTTATCAAACAATGCTGATGGTGCTTCAAACTCTGACTTGTCATAGTTCCAATAACCGTCTACCTTGCGAAGCTTCAACTTGAAGTTTGCACCTTCCCAAAAATCAAAAGGATTTACTGGTGACTCATCTTCAAATGCAGGCTGCATGGTTTCCATAATCTTGTCAAAGATTTTCTTACCAAAACGATAAAGGAATACTTTACCTTCATTCTCAGGATTTGCACCGTCCTTAACAACGTAAATGTTAGAAAAGTATTGCAACTTACGTTTTTGTCTACGAGCAATTTCCTTGTCAGACTCTACACCAGAATTCCAGTAAGATGAATTTAGTTCTGATACAGGGTCATTCTGACCGAGTGTGGTAAGAGAATTCTCGATATACCACTGACCAGTTGGGCCTTGAAATGCGTGATTCCAGACCTTTGCCCATGGCATATCTTCACCCTCAACCGCTGGAAGGAAACGGATAACAGCATAACCATTACCTGTTTTATCCATTACTGGTTTCCAGATTCGTTCGTCCTTATAGGACTTCTTCTCTTGGGGTGCGTTTTCCTCTTTAACTGCACCGAGCAGTTTGTCTAATGAATTAGACTTTTTAAGTGAACTTAACGACATATTTTTCTCCTTATGTGAATGTATGTTTTCGTATGTTATTTAATAATTATATACAGTTGTGTAAGGAAAGTCAAGTATCTTCTTGAACAAACCTTACTCTATATATACTTTTGTCATCTTGTCTAAAATTGACAAGAGCGTTCCAAGAAAGTCCAATCCGTTCTTTATCAAGATCATTTGGTACATGACCATGATACAATTGAGATTGAAAAACAATCATAGAATCTTGTGTACAAGGAAAAGACAACTTAGAAGCTGTGTTTGGGTTTCCCTGTTTATAATGTTCCGTAAGAGATATGAATGGTACACCATCATATTTTGATCTGTGAAAATCCAGTGGTGGGTGTCCGTCCTCTGACTTTAAATAATATGTTCCACTAATGATTGAGTTAGAGTGATTGTGTATACTTTGCTCTCCACCTTTACCACTAATGTTTAACCAACTCTCTGAAAAGAAAAATTCCTCATACTCCAAACCAAGTTCGTTGTCTAGATAATCTTTGGCTTGCATTTCAATCCATGTTGCAATGTCTTTCATTGATGGGTCAAGTAATATATTTAAATATTTTGCAGTTCTTAGTTTTGTTGAACCTTTAAATGTTTCATACGAAAATTGTTGTAAATCAATCGTATCAACAAATGGTATTGGACTATTATACTGTTTTACAATACCAGCTGGGAATATAGGAACTCCACTCATGTTATTTTTAATTCCTCACACAATTTGTCTTTAGTAATATATTTTACATTATTTAAATAAAATGCATCTGCTAATGTTTTACCTTCTTCTGTTGCATCAACCCAATAAAAAGTAGTATCAGAATGTACATGAAAAATAGACTTTAGCTGTTTGCCCCAATTTACTGCACTAAATCCTTTTGCGTTTGCTGGAAGATAATTGTCTGTACCCTTGTACATATTATTTAGTGGTTTATCATATGCCGATAAGTCATATCCAATCATGTATACCTCATCTGGTTTAACAGGAAATCTACCTAGTGTTTCGTGCATAGGTGGGTCACATGCTAAATGTAGTGCAGAATTGCCCGCAGACCAACCCCCCATGTATTCTCCAACAGGACAAATTCTTTCTTCACCAGTAACATAGGTAATCCAAACACCAGAGTCCTTTTCCATTTTCATACGAAGGTCATCTGCATCTAAGTCTGGATTCATGTGCATAGCTGTATCAATTTTTTCTTGCAGAGTAGCTGGGTCTTTGCCTGAGATAACACATTTACCAGTTAGGCCATCTCCACTATAATGAATAAAAGATTCGGGTATGTTGTATCCCATAAACATTGTGTCTGCTACAAAATCTGGAACAACAGACCAGTTTGTAAACCAACATTTATTTTCAAGTGGATACTCAGATTTAACAATTTCTTGTTGTATTGCGTAATCAACTGCAACAAGATTGTCTACTATACCGTCACGATAAATTGCATTGCAACCCCACGTTTTAACTTCGTCTGAACCAATATTGTTTTCACTTGGATTGAACCACGAACGTGATTCTCCATTGCCAATAACTAAAGATTTCATGTTCTTAAACACTCCCAACTAACAGGAAACATATCCTGTGCAACCTTGTCAATTTTATTTGTAACCATTCTTGTTTCATATTGTGCATCTGGTTTGCATCTTAGGTTACATACTCTTGCAAACGCATAAAGTGTTCCCGACCAATACCATTCTGTAAACATAGACTGAGGTAAAACCATTCGTGCTTGTTCTGGTGCAACACCACCCTCAATTAGTGTATCGTAAGCTCTAACTGTGTGTTCCATAGCCTTTTTGTACACAGTGCCAACTCTTATGTCCTCATCATCAGGATAACTGTCCTTAATCCACTCTACAGTTTTTTCCTCATCAGAACCTTGTTTCTTATCTGATGCAGCTGCTCTCCATGTATCAGGATAATAGATTGATGGATCGTTACTGACATATCGTCTAGATACTTCGTTCCACGTTAAACCAATTTGATGTTTAACTAATTGTCTTGCAACAAACACAGGAGCTTTAATTCTAAACTGCATAGTCGCATGACCGAATGGACTCCAGTGATTATGTTTTGCAAGATACTTTATTAATTTTTCATCACTGTAATTAAGAAGGCCTTCTAAGTCGTTATCAAATCCTTTCTCCCAATCAGATTCTTTATCAAAAGAAACTCTGGCTGCATTAACAACAGTCAAGTCGCTTCCCATGAAGTCTTTAAGTGTTACTTCTATATCCAATTGTATATCCCCCAAATAGATGCACCAAGATAAAATAACTCCATTAACATTCTTGGAGTATCTTTATCTAACCTTGCAAAATTTGCCCAAAACACACAAGCAACTACAGACAACGACCAACCTATCCATTGAGAAGCAACACTTCCCGATGCAAGAAAAATGACACTCATGAGTGCAAGTATAAGTGCAAACCATCGCACATTACTATTAGGTGGTTTTCTATTTGGTGCAATTAATGTGAGTGTTAATACTTTAGTTCCCATAATATGTCCTTTTCAAAATTGGTGCCGGTACAAGGAATCGAACCTAGAATTGATGCTTACAAGGCAACTGTTATACCGTTTAACTATACCGGCGGTAAAAGTGGTGGAGTTAGAGGGAATCGAACCCACGACCTTCTGGATGCAAACCAGACGCTCTCCCAACTGAGCTATAACCCCACAAATCATTTATCGTTGTTCTCTCCTGTTATCAGGTCTGCGACCTTGAGGGCGAAACCCTTTTGGCCATGATGGTTGTCGCATTGCAAGTTTTTTAATTCTTTCACTCATCTCAGAATTTTTCTTAGAAAGTTCAGCACAATCGTACTCTAATTCTTTCACCCTTGCAATAAGTTTTTTGTTTTCTGACTCAACAATGTCGAGTGTTTTAATTGCGATTTCTGCTCTTTCAGTAGTCACAATTTCACCTAAATCCATTTTAGTTAAACTCCTTCTATTAGATTTAATAATACCATTCTATACTTTTCCTTGTCCAAAGTCAAGAACCTTTTATAATTATTCATAAGTTTTTTAATGTCTTGCCATATGTAATCCTCAGATAATTTTTTGTTCCACGTTTTACTAAACTCAACCAGTTCATCAAGTACAATAAGAGTTTCTAATGACACTCTCTTTCCAAGATATTCCTTTAATAATATAGGGTGTTCGTCACTCTCAATATTAAAAAGGGGATTGAAGTTTTTAACTAAAGGCTTAATCTCTAGTGTAAATTGATTGTAAAAATTAACTCTCCTGTCTTTCCATTCCTCATAGTTTTCATCACTGAAGTTAGACACATAACCTTTGCCGTCCTTAATAAAATTAGAGACAAAATAATTTTTTATGTTTTCTTCTGTTTTATATTTTCTTGAAATTTTGACAAAGAAACCTCTATCCTTTCTCTTGTAGAAAGAATCTCGTTTGATACGAGTTTTGCCATGGTAGGTAACAAAGTCATAATCAGTTTTGCCGAAGTGTGCTTTCATTGCACAATACATCAGGTAGGTATCAATCGCTTCCATTGAAAGGCTTTCTTTATATAGGCAGTTGAGCTCTTTTAGGTAAAAAGTTCAAGTCTCTTGCATTTGCTTCAATTTTTTCTTTCAGTCCTTTAGAAATAAGAGAACCAACTGAATCAGGTTCAATGCCTTCTTTGTCGCAATAATATAGAATTGCATCCATATGTGTAATATTTAAATCTTTAGCAATATTCTCTATTGCAACTGTAAATGTTTTTGATGTCGTAAACGCCATTATTATTTCCTATAGTCATTATAAAAGTGGTGAGTATTCTGTTGATAGGAACTCACCAAAACCCCGAGCAACTATGCGGCTAGCGCATAATCCTCAAGTGCAAAGTTATCTTCGTTTGCATTTATAGTTTTGACCGATAACGGAATCACCCGACAATTCTCCACTCATCTACCTCTGCCTGTCGAACCTATTCAGCCCCATCACAAACACACTAGATATTTTTCTTAATCCACTTATAAGCTGCATAAGTGGCAAGTAAAATAAGTATTGTTCCAATACCATCAAACCAAGATGTTTCATTTATTGCATCTATAAGGTCTGCTGTAATCCAATCCATTTTATTCTCCAATGTATTTGTGGTGGAGCTGGGGGGATTTGCACCCCCGTCCAGATCAGCTCTCAACTTGCATCAACAAATTGTATCTATATTTATACCATAACAGACACTAACTTGTCAAGTCTCTTACGTTTTATTTTGTTCATTCCACTCCGCAATAGTTTCTACTAAAGAATTAAGGTAATCGTGTTTTTCTTTAACAAACTCTTGAACAGTTCCATCTTCTGTCACCA